GATGCTGTTACGGCAGCAAAGCCAAGTATTCGTGTTGAGAATCTCCCCACAACAGAAGCTTATGTGGATGTGAACGCTCAAGAGTTAATTTCATCTTCTATTATTACAAATTCTTATCGCATTGGTGGTGTTGGTCAAAATTTTTCTGCTAATTTAATTTTTATTAAAGGTCGCATCGCTATATGTAATTGGCATGTTTTCCAATTTCTTTCTCAATTTAAACAAATTCGTATTGCTAATTCTCATTTGCCTACTGGTTATATTTTTGATTATGATTCTATTAAAACTTTTGATATTCTTGATTCTTCTGGTGAGTTTAAGGATGCTGTTCTTTTGCAGTTTCCTGATAATTCTTTGCATTGCCATCGTCATATTTTAAAACATTTTGTTCGTTCTTCTGATCTTGTTAAATTTCGTACTACTTCTGCTATTCTCGCAAGTTATTCGCCTGCTGGTTCTAATTTTGTTTTTCGTGTTGAACCTATTAGTAATGTTGTCGCTCGTGATTGTTTGAAATATATTTATACCGACCATCGTACTCGTAATGACATTCAGTTAAATATTCGTAAATCTTATACTTATGCTTCCCAAACTGCAGCAGGTGACTGTGGTTCTGTTTTAGTTGCAAATTGTACTGGAATCCAAAGGAAAATACTCGGAATACATGTTGCTGGTATTACTGGTTATGGATATGCTACATCAATCACTGGAGAGGATTTAGACCGCGCTTTAGCTCTCACTTCTGAGGGAGTTGATGAATTTCGCCTACCTAGTTGTGTAAACGACGAAGTAGGCTTAGCGCAGTGTAAACCCATGCCTGAAGGGGAATTCATTCCCTTGGGCATCTCTAGTAAGATTGTTGGAGCACCATCCAAGACTGATATCCGCCCTTCTCCAATCTTTGAGGAGTTTGGTCCTGCTCGCCACCTACCATCGGCGTTAAAACCGATTTATGTAGATGGTGAGAGAGTGGACCCCCTTATGAAAGGATTGAAGAAGTGCGGTGTACCTGTAACATTTATTCCGCAAGACGTTATTG